GGTGGTAAAAAAAAGAAATTAGTTAAAAGTCTTAATACAAGTAAAAGTGTTATTAAAAATTATGAAAAAAAAAATTTAAGAGATAAAATGAATGCTATTAAATATCCTACATTATTTAATAAAGATAAAACATCAAGTATGACAAGAGGAACTTTAAGAGGTGGAGATAAAGCACATTTAAGAAAAATGAAATCATTGCTTAAAGATTTAGAAAAACATAGAGATAATAAAACAGGTATCGATACGATTATAAAAAAACACAAATCAATGTTAGAAGGTATGGGTTATGATTGTAGTAATCGCGATATGACAGGAGCGGGGTTATTTGACTTTTTAAAAGGCATACCAATTATAGGTGATTTAGCGGGTGCTATACTTTAATATATTATTTTAATATATTATTTTAATCTATTTTTAAATTTTAATATATTTTTTTTATTATGTAATATATATATATAATAAATGGAAGATAATTATACATTTTCGTTTGCTTGTGGAAAGCGTTTAGCAGTTATAAAAAGTAAAAAAGGGGGTAATAATGGTAAAATTATATATTTATATGATAAGAAGAAAAGATGTTGTAATAATTGTAATGTTGAAAAATGTAAAAAAAAATGTTGTGATAATTGCTGTAAATCATATCATAATCAAAAGGAACAAGATAATGAAACAACTCATATTAAATTAAATGATGATGAATATTTTGAAGAACTACCAACAAACGAACCAAATCAAACAAATATAGTTATGGTATCCGCAAAGCAAGGAGCAGGAAAAAGTTATTACTTGAAACAATATATACAAAATTATAAAAAAATTTATAAAGACAATAAAGTGTATTTATTAAGTGAAAATAACACCGATAAATTATTAGATGATTTAGTAAAAAGAATACCATTAGATAAGTTTGTTGAAAGTGAATTAGAATGGTCTGACATTCCTGATAATTCTTTATTAGCGTTTGATGATATAGACTGTTTAGAAAATACGCGAGAAAATGGATTTTTAAAAAAGAAATTATATCATCTTATGAATTCAAGTATTCAAAATGCAAGAAAAAAACATATTAGTATAGTGCAGACGGTTCATTGTGCGACCGACGGACAAACAACGAAGGTTATGCTTCTTTCTTGTTCTTCATTCGTATTTTTTTTAAATTCTGTATCAGTTCAACATAAAAATGCACTTAATAAATATTTAGGTATATCAAAAGAAAATATAAAAAAAATTTTAAGTATGAAAGGGAGATGGGTTTGTATTTTTAATATGTCGCCTATGGTCGTAATGGGTGAAAGAGAAATATATATTTTAGGTAACAATTAATTCTTTAGAAATGCGGAGATAATTTCTTTTTACTCTATATATAATAAATTTTTATCTCCGCATTTCTAAAAAAATAATATCATTATAATGTATATGGATAAAGCATTAAGCGGACAAGAAATTGTAAAAGCATTGGATGGAAAAGTAAAGGTATTATCATATGATGAACTTTTAAAATATGATACTATTGATGAGGCAATGTATCCTTATAATAAATTAGTTATACTTTATTTTTGGGATTTTTCAAATAACACAAAATCAGGACATTATATCGCAATAAGAAAAGATAAAATGAAAAATATAATATATGTATTTGATAGTTATGGACGGTTTATAGATGATAATTTATTAGAAATAGACCCGTATAAAAGAAAGAAATATAAAGAAGATTTTAAACAATTAACATATTTATTATTAAATTCACCATATAGAATAGAATATAATGAGTTTCAATTTCAACAAGATCACAGTGCAGTGTGTGGAAGATATGCTATATACTTTTTATTAAGGGATGATATGAATATGGAGCAATTTCAAAATCAATTCAGTAAAAAAGATTATAAAAAAAATGATGAATTAATTTTACAATTAACTAATTTTATTTAATTTTTATCTATTATAATATATATATATAATGAATTCACATAGTAAAAGTCCTTTATATTTCAATGTTAATCAAATTATTGGTTATAATCAATTTAGTAATGCACCCGCAGACATAAATAAAACACCGAGTATAATTGAAGTATTAAATAATGTTCCTTTTTTAAAAGATGCAAATGATTATTTTATAGGGGTTCAAAGAGCATTAATACCGACTGCATCAGTTCCTAAATATATTGTTCCTCTCGCTTATAAATTAGTTGATAATACTATTAATACAGACCCTAATAAACTTTTATTTGTAGTTTCACTCGCATATAGAAATGTAGCAGGTAATATTATATTTTCATTAAGTGATAATGTTGTATTTCAAAGTGAAATTGAAGGCGGAAGAATTCCAACCGTCATAAATGGAAAACAAGATTTTGTAAATAATCAATATTATTATTTTGTATATGATCCAAATACATTATTAATATCATTAAATCAAACCATAATAAATATGTGGGGTAGATTTAGAGCAGGATGTCAGGCATTAGGTGTTGATACTTCATTATGGACTAATATTCCGTATTATTCATTTAATGAAAGTATATTAAAATTTACAGTAAGCGGAGATGTGCGGTTTTTTAATCAAGATCCTATTACAACTTACGCCCCTATTACTAATTTACCTATTCAAACTCCTCGTGCAAGAATAGAATTATTTACTGATGGGTTATTACAAGATTTATTTCAAGTTCCTAGTAGATATTTAGATGAAAGTGTTCGTTTTGGAAATATTAATTTAATTAATTTAATTAGATTTTCAGTAATTGATAAAACAGCATCTCTTAATGGTGATATTTTAACTATGACAGCGTGGAAGAACTCATTAAATATGTGGAATGCTATGACACGAGTAATTTTTACAGTAAATTATGGAATACCTACAAAATTAGAATGGGAAAATTCAGTATCATCATCAGGACAATTAGAACCTAATGCAACAAATTCAGGAGAATTTGGAAGTGGTGCAAGTGATAGACCATTACAACCTACACTTACAGATTTACAAGTTGATGTTGGTGAATTCGCAATAAATAATAACTATATACAATTTTCATCATCATCAATATCACAAATAAGATTAATAGATATAAACACATCTCAAAATTTACAAAACTTTCAAATATCCGTCTCGTGGGTTAGTATTTTCGGTAGAAAATATGATTTAATTATACCTACAGCGCATCCATTAGAATTAAAATTAGCATTTTATCCTAAAACGACAACTTTAATATAAAAAAAATAATTTTAGATTAAATTTAAATATATAGATATATATTTAATTTTAAATAATGTATAAAAAAAAATATATATATATATAATATATATATAAATATGAGTAATATTATCCCTGCTCCTTTAACTGACAACATTATGGAAGTTCGCGAAGGTTTATTAGATTTTACAGTTCCAGCGGTTGTAGTTCAAAAACCTTCTAACCTCTTAGCAATTAATTTAAATCAAACTAATACATTTAGTAATAGTGCTATTAGTGTTAAACTTGAAATTCCTAACGAGTTTAATGTAGTTCAAAAAGAAATTTTATGGCGACAATCATTTAATGTAAAAGTGAATGGTAATTCTTATACTAACGGCGTTCTTGAAAATAATCGCCCTATTTATGAATATGGATGTTTCGCTCCTCGTTCAAATGCTCTATCGAAAATTATTAATACCGCTACTATCACTCTCGGTGGTTCATCTTATTCTATGACACTCGGTTCAGTTGTTGATATGCTTGAAAGATATAATACAGTCGCCCCTGAAAAATATCGTTCTCAATTATCTCCTGTCTTTTTAGATAATTGTATTAATAATGATAGTCTTGTGGGTTCTGCTCGTAATCCTCTTAATGGTTTTAAAGAAGGCGGAAGCGAAGATGTAATGCATCGTAATACTGTGCCTTTTAGTGTAACTAAAAATAGTGCTACTGAATTTGATTTTACTATTCAACTTGAGGATTATATTCCTCTTTCACCTTTGAAATCAAATATCAATCTTTCTGGTGGTGGTGGTGATTATGGTTTAACTCACTTGACATCAATGAACCTTGATCTTACATTTTTTGCTGGTGCATTAGGACAACGATTATTTTCATTTAGTCGTAATCGTCCTGGTGGAAATGTTCTAAACATTACTGATATTCAAGTGGATGTTTTACAACCTGAATTTAG